GTGAAACCCCCCGCCTATCGCAAACGTCGGATCCGCGGTCGCGACATCGCCGTCGTCACCCTGCGCGATGCCTCTACCGGCCAACGCCGAGATGTCTGGCTGGGAGCCTACGGCACCCCCCAGAGCCGCGAGGCCTATGCCCGCGAGATCACCGCCTGGACGGCCGCCGGCCATCGCCTCGAGCCCATGACCGAGCCGCAGCGGCGCCGATCACCCCGGCTCACCGTCAGCCATCTCATTCACCACTACTGGTTCCGCCACGTCCGCGGGGCCTATTCCTCCGGCGAGACCGGCAGCATCCAGCTGGCCCTGCGCGTGCTGCGGGCGCTCTACGGCAGCAGCCCGGCGGACGCCTTCGGCCCCAACGCCTTGAGATTGGTCCGCCAGGCCATGGTCGACGGCGACCCGCAGGCCAACCCGCCGCGGGCCCCCTGGTCGCGGCCCTACATCAACAAGCAGATGCACCGGGTGAAGGCCCTGTTCCGCTGGGGCGTCAGTCACGAACTGCTGCCGGTGTCGGTGGCTCAGTCCCTGGCCACCGTCGAGCCGCTGCGGCGGGGACGGACCACCGCCCGCGAGGCCGGAAAGGTGCTGCCCGTGCCCCAGGCACACATCGACGCGGTGCGCCCTCACGTCGGCCGCCACGTCCGGGCCATGATCGACCTGCAGGTGCTCACCGGAATGCGGCCGGGCGAGCTCTGCGTGATGCGGGCCATCGACATCGACCGCTCCGGACCGGTCTGGCTCTACACGCCCATCGAGCACAAGACCCAGCACCTGGGCAAGAGCAGGACCATCTACCTGGGGCCGCGGGCCCAGGAGATCATCGCCCAGTTCCTCACCTCACCGCTGGACGCCTACCTGTTCTCGCCGGCCGAAAGCGAACACGAGCGCCACCTGCAGATGCGGGCCCACCGCACGGCTCATCCCACCACCAACCGCACGCGCGACGCCCTGCGGCGCGCGGCGCCACGCAGTCGAGTCAGGGACCAATACGACCGGGACTCTTACCGCCGGGCGATCGCCCGGGGCTGCCAGAAGGCCGGCGTGCCTTCCTGGCACCCCCACCAGCTGCGGCACAACTACGCCACCGAGATCCGCCGCCGCTTCGGCATCGAGGCCGCCCAGATCCTGCTGGGCCACAGCTCCGCCATCGTCACCGAGGTCTACGCCGAGCGCGATGCCGCCAAGGCTGTGGAGATCGCCCGCCAGACCGGATGAAGGCCCCAGGCAGGTCCAGCCGGCCACGCCACTGACTGTTTGAGACCGCGACTAATGTGGATGCGAGATTAAATGTTCAAATTCCTCATCGGCCGATGTTCGGGAGCCCCATCTGTCGAAATGCCCCCCTTCGAAGCAGTGCTGATCTCCAGACCGTTGTTGGTAGCTGTGGCGGCGGCTACGGGGTCTCCCGCAAGTCCATGAGGTGAATTCCGAGCGCCTTGAGTTCGTCGGCGTTGACATGAATACTTGGCGGAATGCACAAGAAGAGACGGTCGCGAGCGCGGCTTAAGGCAACATAGGTGAGACGTTTCTCCTCATCTGCCTGGGCGGTCGTGGGATGCGTGATATGCCGGACACGGTCGGCATCCTCGAAGTACACGGCGATGTTGTCCCCTTCAGTGCCTTTCGCTTGGTGAATGGTCCGCACAGGGCGCACTTCTTCCTGCAAACGAACCGATCCTGAGAGGTGTGAGTATGGGGTGGAATCTGCGAACTTCTTAAATTTCCCAGCCTTTGCAGCCATCAGGGTCACTGCCGGATACGCGGTTGTGACGCAGGTTCCGCAGCGAACGTAGGCCTCAAGCAACGTACCGGCTGAGATGGTGGCGCTGTTCGTCAGGAACTCCTGTAGGACGGTGACGCCGATGCCCTTCCGGTGGACCTCGCTCAGGTCCGTGTCACTCTTGAGGGGTTCTTTCACCCGACCTTTCCGACCGATGATCCGAACCACATCGCGGTGGGCGAGCGCGTACTGGCCGCGCTTCGCGAGTTCCGTCGCCGCAATAATGTGCTCCATGAAGCGGGCACGCTTTGCATCAACATCATAGAAAGACTCCCAGGGCTCCACAGTTCCCGGAGCCAGTGCCGATCGCAAGCGTTTGGCATCCTTGTTCTTCCGCGTGAGCACGTGGAGAACGGCATCCGGCGAGAGGTTGGCACGAATAGCCGCGAGACTGCGGTCAACGTCGCCGATGCAAACAGTTACCTGTTCCCCGTCAAGTTCACGGAAGCAATGCTGCCGCATGCCGTCTGACCTCACGTGGTCGAGAATCGAGATGATGCGGCGGGTGCTGCGGCGGTTGTCGCGCATGGTTACGTCGAAGTAATCGGGCAGCGAGAAAGACTGGAAATGCTGCGGCTGCGCCCCGAGGAAGCCGTAGATGGATTGTTCAGCATCACCAATAACGCCGACCACCGTACCTGCGCTGGCAAGCCACTGTACAACATTGGTCTGCATGGGCAGAGTGTCCTGGAATTCGTCGATGAACAGGTAGCAGTAGCGGGCACTCAAGCACTGACACACAAATGGGTGCTCTTCGAGGATGCGGTGCGCGAAGTAGAGGATGTCCTCGTGATCGACGATTCCTAGGTCCCAGTATCGGCGTTTGTAGTCGAAGAGGTTTGCGCTGGAACAGATGGTGGTGAGCATCTTTCCCATACGATCGCGCTTCCGTGGCCCAAGCGTCCAGCCGCCACCCCCCGAAGGTTGCCACACCAACTGACAAAGCTTGTCCTTGAGGATATCCCGCTGCCCCTTAAACGCCTGCTGTAGAATCTTGGCCTGCCCAATGCTTCTCAGCCACTCGTCGACAATGGTGTAGGACGGGCGGTGTTCATCGTGACCGTCGACGGATGCGAATGCGACGAGGGGCTGGCCGTTACCGTCCCGCAGCAGGTGGAGGTACGGCCGAACAACGTTGCGGTAGAGAAAGCTGTGAATCGTGGAGACTTCCACCTGGGTGGCGGACGAACCTAGCCGAGTGACAATTTCATTCACAGCGACGTTCGTGTACGAGATGCATGCAACCCGGGACACCGGAGAGAGCCGCTTCGAACTGGCAACCACATGTTTGATGTGCTTCACGAGCCAGTGCGTCTTACCAGCCCCCGGCCCGGCGACTACGCGGAAATGGCGTTCGATGTCGGTGAGGAGCGTGCCGGAATCAATCTCCAGTTTCTCAGGCATGCTGAGTCCTCGCCGGATCAAACACGCAGGTCCAGTCGATGGCGTCTTTGATGTACTTGGGACAAACGAATGGCGCGCGGTCTGGCCCGCGTGATGGAGTACGAGCAAACGCTGCACGAGATCGCGGCGCCCACGCTGGAGATCGCGGGTACTCGCAAGTGCCTGGTCTTCGCCGCGTCGGTGGCCCACGCCGAGCGCCTGGCCGAGATCTTCAGCCGGCACCGCGAGGGCTGTGCCCGCTGGGTCTGCGGCACCACGCCGCGTGAAGAGAGGCGACAGTTGTTCAGCGACTATGCACGGGGCAGGTTCCAGATCCTGGTGAACGTGGGCGTGGCCACCGAGGGTTTCGATGACCCGGGCATCGAGGTGGTGGTCATGGCCCGTCCGACCAAGTCGCGGTCGCTCTACGCCCAGATGATCGGCCGCGGCACCCGTCCGCTACCGGGCGTGATCGACGACGGCCGGCACATGCACAGCGTCGACCTCTTTCGGCGCCAGGCCATTCTGGAATCCGCCAAGCCGCACGTTGAGGTGGTGGACTTTGTGGGCAACGCCGGCCGGCACCGCCTGGTCTCCTGCGTGGACATCCTGGGCGGGAACCATTCCGACGACGTGGTCACCGGGGCCAAAGCCCGCATCGAGCGTGAGGGCAGCAAGGACGTGGTCCGGGCTCTGGACGAAGAGGCCGAATCGCTGCGGCGGCAGCGCGAGGAGCAGGAGCGCCGTCGCCAAGAGGACGCCGCGGTGCGCAAGCACATCGTGGCCGGCGCCCGCTACACGGTCTCGCGGGTGGACCCGTTCATGGCCTTCGGGCTTCAGCCGGCGCGGGAACGAGGCTGGGACAAGGGTCGGCCTCTGACCGACAAGATGCGGGCCCTGCTCGAGCGCCAGGGCGTCAAGGCGGACGGACTGACGTTCTCCCAGGCCCGCCAGCTCATCACCGAGATCACCAGCCGCTGGGACCAGGACAAGTGCAGCTATCGCCAGGCCCGCATCCTGGCGGCGCGCGGCCTATCGACGGATGTGAGCTACGGCGAAGCCAAGTCGTTGATCGACCAGATTGCCCGGCGCGAAGGTTGGCCGGCGCGAGAGCGGTCCGATGTGGCCGGGAACGCGGCGGTCGTTGCCGATGGCCGTTACTGAGCCATGCTGACCGGCTGTGGGAGTTGTGTGGTGTACCGCTGGACCCAAGCCGCCGCCCAGGAACCTGTTCGCCGCGAGCCGCGGACCTGGCGTCGCGTGACCCGGGCGGCGCCTTGCCCAATCTGCGGCAAGCCCGACTGGTGCAGCGTGTCCGAGGACACGACCGCAGCGCTCTGCATGCGGATGAGCGAGGGGGCCGTCCGCGCGGTGGATATGCCGCACGGAATCGGACACGTGCATGAACTGGGCGCTGGCGTCAGGCCGGCGTCGCCAGTCCCGATGGTCTCGTCGATCCCGCAAATGGCCCTCGACTGCGGGGCCATCCTGGCTCGGTGGCGACAGGACACGGAGGTCTCGCTGCTGCAGGCCTGTGCCGCGAGCCTGAGCGTGCAGGTGAACAGCCTGATCCGACTGGACTGCACCTGGTCGCGGCATTACGGGGCGTGGGCGTTCCCCATGCACGACGACCGGCGCCGGGTGATCGGGATCCGCCTGCGGACCCAAGACGGCCGCAAGTGGTCGGTACGGGGCTCGCACTCGGGTTGCTTCATTCCCAGCGGGCTGGACAGCCGCTCGACGCTGCTAATTTGTGAAGGGGCGACCGATACGGCCGCGGCCCTGAGCCTGGGCTACGCGGCGATCGGGCGACCGTCGTGTTCCGGTGGCGCCGAAATCCTGGTCGACCTGCTCAAAGCCGGGCGCCGACGCGCGGTGGTCATTGTGTCCGACCACGATCCACCGGGAAAAGCTGGCGCCCGGGACTTGGCCGAACGTATCGTGGCTCACTGCGGTTCGCTGCGTGTCATCGATACCGCGCCTCACAAAGACCTGCGGCAGTGGCTGCATGCCGAGCCCGACATGCGCGCGGCCCTCGAGCGCCGGATCGCCGGGGAGTCCCCATGAGCTGGATCAAGGTCGAGCACGGTCTGTCGCGCAAGCCGCAGGTGCGGCTGATGGCCGAGCGTTTGGGCGTCTCCCGCGCCGAGGTGGTCGGCTTGCTCGTGGCCTTCTGGACCTGGGTCGATGCCGAGACGGGCGACGGCCGGCTCCGGTTCGCCTCGCCGGCCATGATTGACGACGAAGTGGGCCGAGCGGGTTTCGCCGCCGAGCTCCTGCGCGTCGAGTGGCTGCGGCAGACTCCCGAGGGCCTGGTCATTCCGAACTTCGACCGACACATGGGCAAGAGCGCCAAGGCGCGAGCCATGAACGCACTCCGAGTGGCCCGGCATCGCGCCCGGTCAACACCCAACGTCACGCCCGCGCGCGACTCGATGTAACGCAGCCACCGTTACGGCTGCGTAACGCTTCTGCGTGACGCGCAGCGCTACCAGATAAGAGAAGAGAAGAAGTAATTACCAAGACAGAAGTATTCAGTGAGAAGTGAGAAGTCAGAAGTCAGAAGCTCAGAGGAAGAAAGCTCAGAAGAGAAAAGCTCAGAAGAGAACAGCTTGAAGTCTGAAGTGAAAAGTCAGAAGTCAGAAGCGGCCGGGTTGAAGTGAGAAGTTCAAAAGGCCGTAGCGGACACGGACGTCACGATGTCGCTGCCACGATTCCAACCCAGGCAATTGGCGAACCGGATCACGGCATCACGCGGGACACCGCTGGTGGAGGCACGGCCATGAGCAGCCGGGCTCGATATGGCGGACTGGCTTCGACCACTCGGGATCCGGCGAAGGGGCTGGACACGACCGACCTGGTGTCGCTGCTCCGCGCCATCCGCGGCTGTGCCATCGCCATCGAGCTGGTGTGCCATGACCCGGACGTCGTGGTCAGGACGCAGCGGATTAAGACGCTCAGCGACCACCTGGTGGTCCGACTGGAGTCGGAGCGAAGGGAGACCAAGCCGTGACCTCCCATTCATTCGCAAACCGGGCGCCGTGGCTTTCGGACGCGTCGCGCGAGCCAGGTTGGGCCTCGGGCTCGTCCGTGGCCGCAGAGCCGCTGTGGGCCGCTGCCGCGGCTGCCGTTGCCGTTCGTCGTTGTCGGTCATGGGTCCTCCCCGTGCGAACACCGTTTCCGATCTCGGGGGGAACCATCGGGAACTTTGCTTTTCTTTCTTTTCGGTTTCACCCCTCGTGCTTGTCCCGTGTTTTCGTGCCGCGTTCTTGTCCCCACCGGAGCCATCGTGGTCAGGAGCTGTCGCATGCATGCACAACCGTTGCGCCTTGAATGGATCGAAGCCGGATCACTCACCGAGAACCCGATGAACTGGCGGCGTCATCCGCCCGAGCAGTTGCAGTCTCTGAAAGACCTCTTGCAGGATCCTGACGTCGGGTGGGCCGGCGCGTGTCTGTTCAACGAGCGCACCCAGCGCCTGATCGACGGCCACGCCCGCCGCAACGTGGTGGAGCCTTCGACCCTGGTGCCCGTGCTGGTGGGCAGCTGGAGCGAAGAAGCCGAGCGCAAGATCCTGGCCACCCTCGATCCCGTGGGCATGCTCGCCCAGGGCGACGCCGCGGCCTACCAGCAGCTGGTCGAGACCATCACCGCCGAGAGCCTGTGGGTCCGTGATCTCATTCACCAGACCCAAGCGGGACTCAACAGTGCCGACGAGGAAGACGGCGCCGCGGACGAGGAGCCCAGCGCCGTGCTGCCGGCCATGGAGTGCCAGCCGTTCGAGCATTACGACTATGTGATGCTCGTGTTCCGCCACGAGCAGGACTTCCAGCAGGCCTGCGAGAAGCTCGGCATTCAGCGCGTGCAGATCACCTATCCCGGCGGGCGCACCAAGATCGGGCTGGGCCGCGTCATCGACGGCGCCCAGGCAATCCTGCGACTGGCCGGCCAGCCGACGATCGGAGGCGCGGCATGAAGATCGTCATTCCCACCAAGGGTCGCGCCTCGGTCATCGGCGACAAGGCCCTGCGGCTCTTTCCGGACGCCACGTTGTGCATCGGCGAAGACGAGATCGAGAGCTATGCGAAGCTCAGCTCCAACCTGCTGGTGCATCCCGTGAATGTCCTGGGCATCGGCCCGCTGCGGCAGTGGGTGCTGGACCACGTGGAGGACCGCTGCGTGGTGATGGTCGACGACGACGTCACCCACGTTTACTCGCAGGTCGGCTTCCACAAGCGGCGGATCGAGGACGCCGACACGGCCCGGGCCATCGTGGAGCGTCTGGCGGTCCTGGCCCAGGACGCCGGCGTCCGCGTCTTCGGATTCCAGCAGGCGGCCCGGCCACTCACCTACGCCAACTTCCGGCCGTTCTCCCTGAACACCTGGGTGGGCGGCCTGGTCGGGATCGTCGGTCGTGAATTGCGTTACGACACGTCGCTCCTGTTGCGGGCCGACATCGACTTCTGCCTGCAGTCGCTGATGCACGACCGGTTCGTGCTGGTGGACGGACGGTACAGCTTCATCCACACGCGCTTCGGCGGCGCCGGCGGCAACGCCGGTCAGCGCTCCAGTGCCCGGCACGAACGCGAGATCGCCTACCTGCGCCGCAAGTGGGGTCCGTATCTGGATGCCGTGCAGGCCAAGGGCACCACGCGACTGGTGGTGCGCGTGAAACGCTGAGCCCGCTGCCACAGGTTCTGCCACCGCTGCCGCCAATCGGTGCGGCCGCTGCCGATCGGTCATGAGTTTCACAGGTCGTTCGAAGAGGTCTTCCGGGGGAGCAGGAGTCGAAAGGCATGACCACTCAAGTCTTCAGTCTCAGGCACGAGCGACGGGCTGCCACCGACCGCGGGCAGTGGACTTGCTTCTTCTCAGGGCGGATTCGAGCCATCGGAACCCGGGACGGAATGGCCGCCCGGATCGACCCTGATCACTCGAATCAACAAAGCGGCCGACGCGGTGCTCAGAACACCCGCCGGCCAGGCACCTGAAGGAGTACCTCAGATGCAAAGTCAGTGTAGCAGCCCTGTGAACGGGTCAGCCCAAGCCGAAGTGTTTCGGCTGCTGGCCCAGTCGATCGAGGAGCACATCCATGTCCGCTCCTCGGTCGACGAAGAGACCGTCCGGGCCCTGATCGACGAGCGGATCGCGGCCTCGACGCTGCCCCGGCGGATCGAGATCCGCATGCCGGATCAGGCTCCGCGCACGCTCGACGAGCGGACCCATGGCCAGTTCGACCAGCTGATTCAATTGGTCAACGAGGGGCACCAGAACATCCTGATGGTGGGACCGGCCGGGTCGGGCAAGACCACGCTGGCCAAGAGCCTGTCCAAGGCCCTGGGCCTCGAGTTCGGATTCATCAGCCTGTCCGTCGGCGTGACCGAAACCCACCTGTTCGGACGGGTGCTGCCCCAGCCTGACGGCTCCTGGCAGTACCAGCCCAGCCGCTTCGTGGACATCTACGAGCACGGCGGGGTCTTCCTGCTGGACGAACTGGATGCCGCCGACGCCAACGTCATGGTGGCCATCAACGCCGCCCTGGCCAACGGAGTTCTGGCCAACCCCAACGGCCGACTGCATGTCCGCCACCCGCAGACCTACATCCTGGGCGCCGCGAACACGTGGGGCCGGGGCGGCGACCATCAGTATGTCGGTCGCAACCAGCTCGACGCGGCCACGCTCGATCGCTTCGTGCTCTCGACCATGCACGTCGATTACGACGTGGACCTCGAGCGCGACCTGGTCACCGGATCACTGCCGGCCGAGGAGGCCCAGGACCTGCTGTTCTGGATCAGTGAGCTCCGCGCCACGATCACCCGCTCGAAGCTGCGTCGGATCGCCAGCACCCGACTGGTGGTCAACAGCATCGCCGCCCTCAAGGCCGGCCGCACCCTCAGCGACGTCAAGGCCCGGTTCTTCCAGGACTGGTCCGCCGACGAGAAGGCGAAGGTGTCACTGTGACCACTCGCACTGCCAAACCCCGCCTGATCGCCGCCCGCTTCAAGGGCAAGTGCCGCACCTGCGGATGTGTGGTGGAGCCGGGCACGCCGGTCTACTTCGCCAAGCACTTCGGAGTCCGCTGCCAGAGCTGCGGGCCTCACACGGTTGACGATCAGCCACTGCCTTCCCGCCGCGCCAACAAGAGATTCGGCCGCCCCGATCGCGCGGATCGGCGGCACACCGAACCCACGCCGCCCGGCGGGACGCTTCCGGGGGACGAGTCGGCGGCGAAGCGGGCCCAATGCGATCTGGACGGCGTCCACCGCTACCAGTTCAGCTCCGTCGGCGAAATGGTCCTGGACGCCCTGGACGACTACGCCCAGAACGACACGAACCGCGAGCGGATCCGCGAGATGCAGAGCCAGGCGCTCTCCGGCAGCGACGCGTGGGGCAACTACTTCACCCGCGACCGGCTGCTCAACCAGTTGCACGATCCCGATGTGAACCTGCTCGAGGCCATCGAGTCGCTGCGACAGGAACTGGTCGGCGAGGTTCTGCCGCCGACCACGCCGCGGCGCCGGATCCGTCGCGGACTGGACTACGGTGACGAGCTCGACTCCGACCGTTACCTGCAGCGCGAACCCAACGCGTGGGAGCGCAGTGTCCGGGAGCCCCAGCCTCGCCGCACCGTGACCATCGGCTGCAATGTCTGTGTCCATTGCAGACAGAAGCCCGAGGAGCTGCTCTACCGGGGCGCCGCCACCCTGGCCCTGGCCGATGCCCTCACCACCCGAGGATTGAACGTCGAGATCGTGCTGTTCAAAGCCGTCTCGGACCCCACCCCTCAAGTCGGGCTGGGTGTGATCAAGTGCCAGCTCAAGGACCCCATGATGCCGCTGAGCCTGGGCGATCTGGCCTTCTCGCTGTGCGAGATCGCCTTCACCCGCAACGTCGTCATCTGCGGGGCCGCCCGTCACTGGACGGGGGCGCTGCGAACGGGATGGGGCACGCCGTCAGCTCTGCCCGCCTCCGACCGCCAGGGCATCGATTACCTGATCGACCTTGACGTCAAGAGCCGGGACGCCGCGGCCGATTGGCTGCGCACGCAAATCAACCGGGAGGTGAACCATGTCAACGCATGATCCCCATCCCAAGCCCAGCTCGGCCGGCAAGTTCCTCGATCAGGACACGTGGGATGCCCTCAAGGCCGCCGGCTACACCGACGAGCAGCTTTATGCCGACCAGCCGTTCGGCCCGATCCTCTTCGCCTACACGCGCCGGCAGGCGATTGAGGACGGCGTCCTGGTCGACCTGACGCAACCGGGGTTCCGCCGTCTGCTGCGGATCTGCGGGATTCAGATCCACACCGCCGTGACCGCGACCGCGTTCGCCGCCGTGCTGGGTTGCCCCGTCGACAAAGAACACGCCGACCAGGTCATCGGCCGCACGCTGGTGATGCTGGCGTCGTTCTGCAAGGTCGCGATCCGACAGCGCGATGTATCGGCGGTTCAGTTCAAGGTCCCACCGGAAGGCGCTTCCGGCCAAGCCATCGCCATGTGGGCATCGGTCGGGCCCGGGGACCAGGGTGAGCCGGTGCTGACCCTCATGCTCGAGGGGGAGGACTGAGCCATGAGCAGATACCAACTCACGACGGTTCGCGGCTACGCGCTACTCGACGTCGCCTCCGCGCTCCAGAAAGCCATCCGCCGCGGCGATGCCCGACTCGCCGGCTACTGGGCCATCGAGCTTTTCGAGTCCAAGTACCAGGCCTACCTGTGGCGGCGACTGCTCACCATCAGTGCCGAGGACTGCTGGGGTGTGATCACGCACGAGGTCGAGGCCCTGTATCGCGGCTGGGAACTGATCCACAAGCAGAAGCCCGGTGGCGGGCGGATCTTCGCCAGCAAGGCGGTGATCCTGCTCTGCCTGGCCGCCAAGTCGCGCGACGCCGATCACCTGACCAACCTCGTCTATGACCCCCGGGCCATCGACGACGCCCAGCTCGAGGCCGACCTCGAGAAAGCCCGCCAGACCACCGAGGCGATCCCGGACTATGCCTTCGACTGTCACACCAGCCGGGGCAAGAAGTCCGGCAAGACCAAGGCGGACTTCTTCCGCGACGAACACGCGGCGCTGAACCCACGCAAGCCCGGCCTGTTCGATGGCGACATCGAACCCCCCGCCCCCGGCCCCGGAAGCAACCCCGGACGGGATTCACCTGGGCCGACAAGGCCCTAGGAAGGCACGACCAAGCGAACCGCGGGGGCCACCCAACCCATGGGACCCCCGCTTTGACTGGATGGTCTGAAGGTTCTCAAAGGCACGGACGCATGACCTCTCCCGCCCCCGGAATTCCCGGCTCCCCCGGCTCCCTCAACACCCTGCGCGATCGCGTGGTCCTGCTGCTGATCAACGGCATGTCGCCCGAAGCGGCCCAGACGTACTGCCTGCAGCAGAACGTGGCGCCGGACCAGGCCCAGCAGATCGTCCGCGAAGCACGCAACCGCATCACCGTCGCGGCGGACTTCACACGCGACGAGCAGATCGGCCGGGCCGTCATGCGCCTGGATGACCTCTATGCCAAGAGCATCGCCGGCCAGGACACCCGCACGGCTCTGCAGGCCCAGCGCGAACTGAACCGCCTACTGTCCCTCTACGCGCCCAAACGCGATGACCTGGAAAGTGAAGGCGTGGAAGACGCCACAGCCTTGCGACGCCAACTCGACCTGATCGCGGCGTATCTGCTCCCGCTGAACCTTGCGTCTGATCACTACCCCGTGGAAGAACATGCCCGGCTCGCCGCAGACATCCTCCGCAAGCAAGGCCACACAGGCTTACCGCCGCACCAAAGCCAGGGCTAAGGCACGCTCGGCGGCGCAGGTTCTGGCCGGCCAGGACATCGGGCCCATCCCGCCCGTGGGCGATCCCGCGCGCCGGGCCCTGGCCGACGAGTCGTTCCGTGCCTTCTGCGACTGCTACTTCCCCAGGGTCTTCACGCTGCCCTGGTCCGACGATCACCTGCTGGTCATCCGCAAGATCGAGCAGGTGGTGATCGACCATGAGACACTGGCCGTGGCCATGCCGCGCGGGTCGGGCAAGACCACGCTCTGCCTGATCGCCGTGCTGTGGGCCCTGCTCACGGGACGGCACCCGTTCGTGTTCCTGATCGCCAGCACGGCCGAGTCCGCCCTGGCGCTGCTCGACAATCTCAAGCAGCACCTGATGGGCAATGAGTTGCTCCTGGCCGACTACCCCGAGGCGGTCTTTCCGATCCGCTGCCTGGACGGCGAATCGCGCCGCTGCCTTGGCCAGCGCTACTATGGCCGACTCACGCACATCGGCTGGACCAGCGACCAGATCGTGCTGCCGACGATTCCGGGCTCACGCTGCAGCGGCGCCCTGGTGCGCGTGGCCGGCATCACCGGTCACATTCGCGGCGCCGTGCACATCAGGCCCGACGGCACCTCGATCCGACCGACGCTGGTGGTCGGAGACGATCTGCAGACCGACCAGTCGGCTCGCTCGCTGACCCAGGTGGCCGAGCGACTGAGCATCATCAACGGCGCCATCTACGGCCTGGCCGGTCCGGGGCGGCGTACGGCCATCATCATTCCCTGCACCGTTATCCGAGCTGGCGACGTGGCCGACCAGCTCCTGGACCGCGACAAAAATCCCCTCTGGCAAGGCGAACGCACCAAGCTCGTCTACGCCTTCCCGACCCCCGGCAGTGTGTGCGAGAAGCTCTGGTCGCAGTACGCCAGCATCCGCGCCGACAGCCTGCGCCGCGGCGACCAGGGCCACGAGGCCACTGAGTTCTATCGCGAGCACCAGGCGGCCATGGACGAAGGTGTGCGCGTTGCCTGGCCGGCGCGGCACGATCCCGACGAAGTCTCCGCCGTGCAGCACGCGATGAACCTCAAGCTGCGCGACGAAGCCGCGTTCTGGGCCGAGTACCAGAACCAGCCGCTCACCGGGCAGGCCGAAGATGCCCGCCTGACCCCGCAGCAGATCGCTGAAAGAACCAACGGCCGACCCCGACGACAGGCCCCGGTGAGCGCCACCGTGCTCACCGCCTTCATCGATGTGCACGACCGCATGCTCTTCTACTGTGTCTGTGCCTGGGAGCCGACGTTCACCGGCTATGTCATTGACTACGGCACCTTCCCGCGCCAGCCGCGGCGGAGTTTTACCCTGCGCGACGCGCCGGGCACACTGGCCCAGACGTTCCCGGGCATGGGCGTTGAAGCGTCCGTTCAAGCCGGTCTCGAGCAGTTGGTCCAGGAACTGCTCCATCGCGATTGGCCACGCGGCGAAGGTTCGGCCAAGCTGGATCGGATCCTGATCGACTCCGGCTACCTGCCCGGCGGCGTGGCCAACGCGTGCCACAAGCTGGCGGTCGGCAACACGCTCATGCCCAGCAAAGGTGTGGGCCTGCGCGCCGCCAACCGCCCTATGAGCAGCTACCGCCGCCGGGCCGGTGAGATCCACGGTCATCACTGGTACGTGCCCAACGTTTCCCGGACGCGCGAGTTCCGACATGTGCTGATCGACACCAACCATTGGAAGAGCTTCGTGCATGCGCGGTTGGCTACCGCCGCCGGTGATCCGGGCTCGCTGACAATGTTCGGCCGGCCGGGCGCCAGTGATCACCGCCTCTTTGCCGAGCACCTCGCCGGCAGTGAGACCTGCGTCCTGACCACGGGCCATGGCCGCACGGTGCAGGAGTGGTCGCTGCTGCCAGCCAAACCCGACAACCACTGGTTCGACTGCCTGGTGGGCTGTGCGGTGGCCGCGTCGATGTGCGGTATCCGGCTCGGTGTGGAACCGCTCGACAGTCAGCCCGCACGCAAGCGGTACACCCAGGACGATCTGCGCAGGAGAGTTCAATGAGCCGGTCCAACCCAGGCGTCAGTTGTCCTCGCTGCGGCTGCGGTCACGTGCCCGTCTACTACACGCGCCGCGTCGGCAAATTCACGCGGCGCCGGCGCGAGTGCCGGCACTGCGGTCACATGTTCACCACCACCGAGATGGTCGGAGCACTCAGCGACCCGCCAGTTCCACCCGTGGAACAATCGAGCTTGAAGCTGCCCAATCTCTGACATTCTGCGCGCGCCCCGACGATATTCGGCGGCATGGCAGAGTCCGGCGAGATCCCCCTCCAGCAGAACGCCGCGTCGCCCCAGTCCGTCAGCATCGACGGACAGACGGTGACGCAGCATTCGCTCAAGGACCAGATCGAGGCGGACAAGTACCTGGCGTCCAAGTCTGCTCGTACCAAGCCGGCTCTGGCGTTCTCACGCGTCAAGATCGTGCCTCCGGGAACCGTCTGACCATGTGGTGGCCCTTCCGAAAGTTCGCGCAGCTTCGATCGACTGCCACCCTGCGGGTGCGGGCGAAGTTCGATGCCGCGCAGACCACGCCGGACAACCGCCGCCACTGGGCCAATGCGGACCGCATGGACCCCAACGCCGCGGCCAATCCATCCGTGCGGGCCATCCTGCGCAGTCGGGCCCGCTACGAAGTGGCCAACAACTCCTACGCCCGCGGCATTGTGCTCACCCTGGCCAACGACGTGGTCGGAACGGGCCCGCGTCTGCAGATGCTGACCGGGGATGCGGCTGCCAACCGCGCGATCGAACGTGCCTTCGCGCAGTGGGCGGATGATGTGGACCTCGCGGCCAAGCTCCGCACCATGCGCATGGCCCGGGCCCAGGATGGCGAAACCTTCGCCATGCTGTTCAGCAATCCCGAACTGCCCACCGATGTGAAACTTGATGTACGGATCATCGAGGCCGACCAGGTCACCACACCGGCCACCGCCCCCGGAAGCCCCGGAACTGGCGCGGGGAGTCATCAGCAGATCGATGGCATCGTGTTCGATCGCTACGGCAACGCCGTCGAGTACCACCTGCTCAAGCAGCACCCCGGCTCGGCCGGCAGCGGGATCTTGACGGGCTACGACCGCATCCCTGCCCGGGCAATGCTTCACTGGTTCCGGGCCGACCGACCCGGCCAATACCGCGGCTTACCCGACATCCTGCCGGCACTGCCCCTGTTCGCCCAGCTGCGCCGCTACACGCTGGCGGTGATCGCCGCCGCTGAAAGTGCGGCCAATATCGCCATCCTCATGAAGACCACCGTGCCGGCCAGCGGCTCCGCGGCGGACGTGGATCCCATGACCGAGATGGAGTTCACGCCCAACATGGCGGTCTTCGCGCCGGAGGGTTGGGAATCTGCCAATCAGTCCTGAGGCGTTCATGGTGGGGCGTCTTGAAGACGCGGACTTTGTTGTGGGCGAGATTGAACGCCGGAATCACCAGCCTCGACTTACTGTCGCCGAGTCGGCGCTCCCCAAAGGCACCGTTGTGGTTCAACGCTGTCCGCAGGGGATCGGCCGCGTACTTCCGGTAGAGCCAATGTGCCCAGTTGCGCCACCCGAAGCGGTTGCGAAATATGCGGCTGCCGGATTCGACGTAGAACCGGACGATCTCACGCGGGAGCATCCCCAAACCAAGCCCAATGGCGATAATGCCCCCCGTGGAAGTTCCAGTGATGAGGTCGAAATGATCCACGATCCGGACGCCGTACTTTTCCTCCAGTTTCGCCAGCACGGCAGCGGAGTAGAGGCCGCGAACGCCTCCACCATCGAGCGAAAGAATCTGAAAACATGCCATGACTTGGCTCCCACTAATGGTGGTTCGGCAAGTGCCGTCCCCAAGATCTAGCCGTAAACCTTGCGTAGCCTAGCCGCACTTGACGTTTATGTCAAGCACCACTAAAATGTCAAGCAGAACGAGACGATGAAGCATGCATAAGATTCCCGCGTTTGCTCGTGACGGCCTGTTGCCACCCGGCGACTACGAGGTCTCGTTCGAGGAACTCCGGCAGTCCGTGTTGGTCTTGGGTCCGGGCGAGCCCAAGGAATGTCCCTGTTGGGACGGTCCCTGGCGAGAACGGCTGGTGAATAACCTGGAGATCTTGACGCGTCAGCTCTGGCAGGTGGGGGTGAAGGAGGTCTTCGTGGATGGGTCGTTCGCCGAAGACAAGGATCATCCAAACGACATTGACGGGTACTTCGTCTGCGACCTGGCACCTTTGAGCAGCGGCGATCTCTCGCGCAGCCTGAATCTTCTTGATCCCTACAAGGTCTGGACGTGGGACCCGACCTCGCGAACCCCGTACCAGGGTTACCCGAAGAAGCAGTTGCCCATGTGGCATAAATATCGCGTCGAGCTATACCCGCACGTGCCGGGCTTGGGCATCGGTTGTGGAATCGTTGATAAGCACGGTCATGAACTGGAGTTTCCTTCTGCGTTTCGCCAATCTCGTCGTGACGGCAGACCAAGAGGAATCGTGAAGCTTCGTTATGGAGGTGTGAAGTGATTCGCAATGAAGCAGAATACAAGGAGGCAGTAGCGCGCCTCTCTGATGAACGCAACAGGCTCACGCAACATCGGGCACGCCTGAAAGAGGCGGGGCTTTCCGAGGCAGAGATCAAGCGGGTCATCGATCCAATGGAATCCTTTCACCTGCAACTGCAGGAGGAAGTGGAAAGCTACGAACGCCTCAAGCGAGGTGAGTTTGAGGAGCTCGACAATTTACGTGGCTTCGGCCATTTGCTCATTTCACTTCGAATCGCCCAAGGAATGTCGCAGCGCGATCTGGCGAAGAAGCTGGGCGTTCACGAGTCGCAGGTGTCACGCGATGAACGAAACGAGTATTTTGGCATTACGGTTGAACGTGCGGTAAAGATCCTTGACGCATTGCATGTTCGACTCAGAAGCAAAGTCGAAAATGAACCATCGCGCGCGATGGCAGCAAGCGAGTAGCTTTCTGATCTGTTTCAGAATTCTTGCAATCCGTCTACCTGCAGATCGCTTCAAAGGATGGTTGTCTACTTTATGGACAAAAACATTGATCGCTTCGTACGAAGTAGAATGGGATTGTAGCTGTGTAAATGGCCATAGCTATCTTTGCCCTCTTCTTCCATATTGCTTGACGCTGGCGGCGGTTGACGAGATTCAGTTGCCTGAAATGGCACCTTCGTATTTGCGCGGAGCGCTCCGCGCAATGGCTTGACAGAGGCCTAAATTCGTGCAATAGTAGTGACAGAAATCGCGGTTTTTGGGCCAAAAAACGCGGTACGAGCTGTCCGGCCATGGCTCATAACCCGGAGGTCGCAGGTTCGAATCCTGCCCCCGCTACTTATTGGCCGGCTACGAACGTGGCCGGCCCCACGGTTCACGCAGAACGCCGCCGAGAGACCTCGGCGGCGTTTTCGTTTTCTAGGCGAGTTGTGGCAAGGGGTTGCGACTGGGGTCAGTGCGGGCGGTGGTCTCTGGTTGAGCGGTGGTCATAACCGGAACATCTCCCGTCGGCGGTCGGACGACCCGTTTTGGCCAAAAGTCTCTCAACCGGGCAGAGACTCAGGGTCGCGGGTTATGAGGGGGTTGTCTCCGGTGGTGCGAGCGCAACCACAAGCGCCGTTTGCAGCGGTCAGCCTATGGGCGGTAGGCGAGTGCAGCCAGCAAAGAGCGACCATCTGCTTGCGCGCTCCGATCACGGCCGCAACCGTCCCCGATGAGTGCACTAGACCATGAGTCCACCGTTTTCATCGATCACCTTCTCAACAAGTTCAGCAACATCGTCGAGGAACCGCATGGCATCCTCGCTCGCCGTGTCAGATGGAATTGGTACAGCGTGCTCGTAGATAGATCGCATGTCACGTGCGCGTACAACCGTTGATCCTGCTCCTGAGTGACCGTAGGCAGCGGCCCACTCGGAGAGTCTCGCCGCCAACAGGCGTTGCGGTGCAATAGCATGCAGGCGTGCATGGACGGTCGTCACCACCGACTCAATAGCCTTTTCTTTAGCCTCCTCAGTGACCTCTTCCCGTGGCACATTCTTCTTGTCGTCGCCGACCCAGCCAATGGGGTGACTAAGGAACGCCTGAAGGCGCTCCTGGAGACACTCGATCAAGTCTGCGACGGGCATGAGGCCCCCGAACTGATCAGCCCATCGCTCGGCAAGTCTTCGGGTCAGCGCCTTTACAGTCTGCCACTTTGCCTTGTGATAGATGGAATGTGATTCGAATCCGAGCAACGCCAACCATCGCTGATGGAAGTCCTGAGCAGCTCCCTGAACGGCGAAGCCGAGGTGCTTGCCATGGTAGACAGGATGGATCACCGGCTTCGGCTTGGGCTGAAGTTGCTCATCAAGCGTCTGTGAAAGGCGTCGGAACTCGGAGATGGCGAGCCGTCCTACACCCGTCTTGGATGCGTCGCTCTTGCAGTCCAACCGCTTATCAAGATGCCCTAAGAAGAAGACTCGCTTTGGGAGTGCGCGACGCAAGGCCAATTCTGCTGTGCGCCCTGCGGGAGACTTGCCGATGTTCGCGATCACGTTGTCAACGGAGGTCAGCAGACGATCCTTGCGGGCGTCGACGGTGCGCAGATTGTTGGCGTCCATGAGGTCGAAGTGGGTGAAGCAGATCATCAACTTGGCCGCGTGGCCACTGGCTGCGATGTTCCGAAGTGCCGCCGATGTCGCCGCGTGCGTCATCGCCTGCTTGGCGCTGTCCACAAGTAGAATCGCATCCACCATTTCATATTTACTGGTGATAGATGTCGGCACGGCAGTAGCAGTTGCTGGGTCATGGCCCAGCCCTTCAGTGTCGAGGATTACCCAACGGGGCAAGCTTTTCCCGTCATACCACTCAGGCCTGAACGGGCCCCGTATTCGCAGACCAGAAACGACTGGCGTGAGCAGCTTTCCCCATCGCACAGAGCTCACACTAGTGAAGGTTTTTAAGGCGCTGATAAACTCATCCCGACCGATGTGCTTGAAGTGCCACAGGACAGGCCAGCGATCTCGCGTACATTGCATCTGCTCGAGGTACGGAGCAAACCGCTTCTCGATGTCGTGTTCAATCCCATCCACGATATCGAGGAGGCGATCATCGTTGCGCAGAGCATCTTCGAATGCCTCCATCGCATTGTCCCACTGTTCTCGCTCCGCCTCCAAGGACGCTTCGCGCACCTTCGGCATCTTCGACCACGTTTCGGTCGCGAGGGAATCAATGGCCGAGATGTGCCCTGCCAACTGGTCGGCCCACCGCTTTCGTTCTTCATCAAGGACCGACCCATCGTCCTCAACATCGCTTACTGGATCGTCAAACTCGCCGGCCGGCTCTCCGTCCTTCTTCGCGGGAAAGTCACCCAAGATGTATCGCAGGCGAAAACGCTCCTCCGTGTGCTCGAGCAGTTTCCTGACGGGTTCGTGCGCGTCCGAGGATTCAATCCGGGCGCGAGCGGCGGCGAGGACACAATCCTCTATGAGGTCGCGCACCTGATCTCGCGGCAGAAAGGTCGCGACGGCCTCGTACTCGCCATCCTCAATGATGATTTCCGTCTCATACGTCGTTGTCTTCACGGTCGCCGTTGCTGGGAAGCGGTGTCTCTCGGGGTCCGTCCCCAGCAGATGGCGATCCACGGTGCTCTTGCCCGCACCTGCTGGGCCAAGGGGCAGAATATAGGCGTGGGGTTTCGGCCCGTGCCGGTCTGGCAGTCGGATTATTTTGTCGCGGGTCCCGATGTAGTCGGGTGGCGTAGGCTCCATACCCTCGTAGAAGATGGTTACGGCCAGTCGTTCGGGAAACTTCGCCTCAGCCTCGGTCTTGCGTTCGAACGACCACCAGTACTCATCGTTGAGGATCGCCTGTAGATCGTGCAGGACTGCTTCCGCACCCCCGCGGTCGACGCCTACTCCCCGCCGTATCTTCTTCCCGAATTTTCCTCTGCCGTCGAGCCGCTTGGGGTGACGGAACTCGACAAAGTAGCCCTTCCGGTCTGTATTTTGCCCGAGACGAGCGATTCGTGCGTTGTCCATTTCGCGCCCTTTCGATGTTCCATGGTGTGGCAATCTTAGTGTGCAGACCCCGTGCATGTCAAGATGAATTTGTCCCACCGTGGAACATCAATGCGCAATGCTTCAATCTTTCACACAAAGTCTCAGTTCCTGCGGGCGCACCCACACCGGACGGCATAGGTAACCAGAGAGGGCCCTTCCCACCCCTCTGGAGCCCGCCATGGACCTGACCCGCGACCCAGACACGATGACTCCCGCCGATCGCCAGCTCGAGGTCGTCGGCATCCTGGCTGCTGGCCTGCTGCGATGCCTCCGCACCCGCCCCGGCTCATCTTCCCCACAACTGCAGAATCGCCTTGATCTTCTGGCCAAATCGAGGCTCAGTGTGGCTCAACGACCCCGTGGTTAGCGGGCTCCGGCTCGCGACCGCATGACGAAGGAGCCGCACGATGCAGGAAGTCGCCACCGAACTGGCCAGGCTTGACCACATGTCCACCGGCGACCTGGCCGCCCTCTACGCCGAGCTGCACGGCCAGGCCTGCCGCACCAGGCACAAGGCCTACCTCGTCCGCAAGATCGCCTGGCGAATCCAGGCCATCGCCGAGGGCGGGCTGTCCGAGCGCGCCCTGAAGCGAGCGGCTGAACTGGCCAACGATGCTGAGGTGCGGGTCATGGCACCCAAGACGCTGCTGTGTCCGCCGCAGGTCGGTCCCAGTGTCACCGTCACCCGGCCAGCGCCCTCCGGGCTCGATCGCCTGAACGACCCGCGCATCCCGCCGCCAGGCACCGCGATCGTTCGCAAGTACAAGGGGCGGACCATCCGGGCCGTCGTGCTCGATGACGGCAAGGGTTTCGAGTGCGACGGCGAGCGGTTCCGCACGCTGACAGCCCTGACCAAGAAGATCACGGGCAGCCATATGAACGGCTACCGCTTCTTCCGCCTTGGAGTGCAACGATGAGGAAGAGTCGAGCCAATGGCGTGGTCAAGGCCACCAAGCCGGTTACCCGCTGCGCTATCTACACCCGCAAGAGCAGCGAGGAAGGTCTGGATCAGGAGTTCAACTCGCTGGACGCCCAGCGCGAGGCTGCCGAGGCCTACATCGCGAGCCAACGGGCCGAGGGCTGGACGATGCTGCCCGACCGATACGACGACGGCGGCTACTCCGGCGGGTCCATGGAACGCCCAGCCCTGGACCGCCTGCTGCGCGACATCGACGCCGGCAAGATCGACTGCGTGGTGGTCTACAAGGTTGATCGCCTGAGCCGCTCGCTCATGGACTTCGCCAAGATCATGGAGACCTTCGAGCGGCACCACGTGTCGTTCGTGTCGGTGACGCAGCACTTCAACACGACCCACTCGATGGGCCGGCTTACGCTCAACATTCTGCTGTCGTTCGCCCAGTTCGAGCGTGAGATCATCGGCGAGCGCATCCGCGACAAGCTGGCTGCCCAGGCTCGCAAGGGCAAATGGACCGGCGGAGCGCCGCTCCTGGGCTACGACGTGGATCGCTCGGGCCCGAGCCCCAAGCTCGTCGTGAACGCCAAGGAGGCGGCCCGCGTCCGGGAAATGTTCCAGATGTACCTGCACGAGGCCTCACTGCTGCCGGTGGTCAAGGCACTGGCGCGTCGCGGCTGGGTCAACAAACGGCGTGTGACCAAGAAGGGTTGCGAGCTTGGCGGCAGGCCTTTCGACAAGTCGACGCTGCACCAGTTGCTGACGAACCCGACCTACACTGGCAAGACCCGCTTCAAGGACGAGCTCTACCCGGGCGAGCACGAGGCGATCATCGACCAGGACCTATACGACAAGGTCCAGCACCAGCTCAAGTTCAACGGCAGGACCGGGGGTGCCGAGGTGCGCAACAAGTACGGGGCGCTGCTGCGCGGCATTCTCCGCTGCAAGAGTTGTGACAAGGCCATGACGCACACCTTCACCAGCAGCCAAGGTCGAAACGTCAACCGCTACTACCGCTGCACCGGCGCGATCAAGAACGGCCACGACACCTGCCCCAACGGCTCGCTGCCCGCCGGCGAGATCGAACGCGTCGTGGTGGCCGAGGTGCGTGCCCTGGCCAAGGACGAGGCGTTGCTCGCCCAAGTGCTCAAGGACGCCCGTGCGGGCGTTGAGGGCGACCTGGTGGCCACACGGCGCGAGTACGACGCATTGAAAGCCGAGCGGCGTCGCCACGACCAGGAGCTTCAACAGATCGCCAAGGGCGGCACGACTGCACCCGAAACGACTCGCCGGGCTGCGGAACTCCAAGATCGCCTTCGGGATGGTGATCAGCGCCTGCTCGCGCTCAAAACGCAGATCATGGGGCTCGAACAGCAAGTCATTACGGACGAGGAAGCCAGAGCAGTGTTCGCCGATTTCGACCGGCTCTGGCAAAGCCTGATCCCCCGCGAGCAGGCTCGCCTGCTTCGGCTGCTCATTTCAACCGTTCAGTTCGACGGCGAAGCCGGCACCGTGTCCGTGACGTTCCGCCCCTCGGGAATCCGGGGCCTGGCGACTGGAAAAGGTGAGGAGGCAGCATGACCACGATCACCCGGCAGATCCACTTTGAGGTCAAGGCACGACGGAAAATCGCACGACCTGGCCCGCCACCGGAGCCGGTAGCGCCCGCTGGCCGCATTCCGCGGGTGTCCAAGCTGATGGCCCTGGCGATCCGATTCGATCAGTTGCTGCATGATGGCGTCGTGGCGAACCAGTCTGACCTCGCACGCCTCGCTCACGTCACCCAGCCGCGGATGACGCAGATCATGAACCTGCTGCATCTGGCACCGGACATCCAGGAGGAACTGCTGCACCTACCAGCAATCGATGAAGGCAACGATCCAATCACCGAACGCGATTTACGGTCGGTCACGCGCATGTGGGACTGGCGGACGCAGCGCCGTGTTTGGCGAGGGACATTGGCATCTGAAAGCTCTTCATCGCCGACGTGACGCCCACATCGATTCAATCCTTGCTGCAAAGACCTCGAGCGTTTGAATGTGGGAGTTTGTGAACTGCGTCGGCGCGCTTTCGGCTGCTAGACGCAACAGGCTGCGGAACGGGAGCAGGTATGGCGGGGACAGCTTGGTGTCGCGATTCTGCGATCGAAGTGTCAGCACCGGAACGGAATGGGCAAGTTGCGACTGACGCCAAGCCGTCTGAGCCAGCGAGCAGAAGCCAAGTTTCGGCCCCTGCCAGAGTAGCGTTCCCGCTGGCACCTCATTGTCCGTGATGCGATCTCGGAGATCTGACAGTTCCATCTGCAGGAGCGTGTGCTCCAGTATCGCAATGGCTCGGCCCTCGGCGAACAAACTGTCCCAGCGCGAGACCACCTGGCCCCACTGGCTCGCAACATCCGGTCCGAGCCACTCCGTCCGGCGCGCGATCTCGAACAACTCCTGCTCGACTTGATCTCGTGCTTCCAAGTACCACAGCCACGGAAGTCGCGCGACGGCAAGCCTCGTGGCCACCTCAAACCTAGTCGCCTCAGCATGTGCGATGCCTTGGGGACAACAGAAACACCAGGTGGCCAAAGCCGCAGCGAGCCTGACAGACCGGATCGATTCCTCGAACTGGCGTGGCGATGGAGATGTGTCATGACGACGCGTGAATGCCCCCACGCTGCGTTCCCGCCCGTTCTCGTCCGTCCCGTCATCGAAGAACAGGAATGACCACACGCGGTACGTGAGGTCCAGGAAATCGTCGCTGGTAAGCCATCCCTCTGCATGCCCGGAAACAAGCAGTACGGCGACGATGGCGAGATCGGAGGTCAACATCGTGGCCGGGCGATCTTCGGCAAACTTTTTTGACGTGCAGACATCGACGATCTGCTTGGCAATACGCTGCCCTCGACGTCGTTCCGCGTCGGTGAGATCGCGCTTGGCCTTTACGAGAGGTTTGGCCCGTTCCTTGGTCTTCGCTGCTTCAGGCTTGTCAACGGTGTCGTCGTCAGCATCGTCCTCTGCAATAGTTGGCCCGGCCTGGTCATCGTTCGAGATGCCGAAATAGTCCAGGAGCAGCCCGCGCAGTCCGAGGACACGAGCGGCTTCATCCAGGCGGGTAGCCTCGTGCCGATGTCCAGGTAGACGGTAATCCTCGGTGAAGAACTCGGACGCCGCCACGGAATTCGGCCGTACCTTCTCGTCGCGCGACTTCTGCTCGTGACCGGCGGACCCCGCCGGCGTGTGCGTGAGGTGGTCCCCCAGGAGGCGGAGCACTTCGGTCCAGCCCTGGAAACTCCATTGGCCAGGTGCAACATGGTCGCCAATGGCCTGAGCCATCTGCCGTTGGCGGTTGGTCGCATTCAACATGAACTCGTGGTCGACCCAGTGCTCCGCCGAGACATGACGCTTCCCGTTGAGTGTCACGGCCAGTTGCACACGGTTAACGACGCCGATGCTGTGCACCTTGAGGACACCATCGATTGACTGGACGTCCTGACTGGCAAGGAGGCGACCGTCCCCCCGAGCATGTCGAGCAGCTGCCGGCCACGCGTCGAGAGGGCATTCGATTCGTGATCGATCATGCCGAGATCGGCAAGGATGCCCATGACATTGCCGAGCCGATCCCCGCTGTAACCCGCCCGGACAAGCATGCCCGTCGGCCGGAGAACACGCCCATCAGGAAAGAAACGCAGGGAGCATTTCAAGCCGTTCCCCATCTTCCGCAAGGTCGTGTTGAGGTGCGACTCGACTGCTACCCGATCAATGACGGCGACCAGCAGATCGTGAACAGCCTGATCTGACGCGTTGCTCAGGATGGGAAAGACCCGCTCGGCCCCTGAGCCGGCACGCGGGAACCCTCAACGGCGCAATCCTCAATCTCGCCGGCCCGGGCGAGAAGATCTCCGGCATCATGCCCTGCACGGTGATCCGGCCCGGTGACCTGGCCGATCAGATCCTCGATCGCGACAAGCATCCAGCCTGGCAAGGCGAGCGCACCAAGCTGGTGTACGCCTTCCCCACGAACACGAAGCTGTGGGACCAGTACGCCCAGATCCGGGCTGACAGCTTCCGCAACGATGGCGACGGCCACGAAGCCACCGAGTTCTACCGCCGCCACCGGAACCAAATGGATGCCGGCGCGGTGATCGCCTGGCCGCAGCGCCACAACCAGGACGAACTATCCGCCATCCAACACGCCATGAACCTGCGTCTGCAGGACGAACGGGCGTTCTGGGCCGAGTATCAGAACGAGCCGCTGCCACAGGACGAAGGTGATGGCGAGCAGCTCAGCGCCGAGGCCATCGCCGCCAAGACCAACGGGCACCCCCGCAACGTCATCCCCATTGGGGCGACGCGCCTGACCATGTTCGTGGACGTGCAGGCGAAGCTGCTGTTCTACGCCGTCGTCGCCTGGCAGGATGACTTTACGGGGTATGTTGTGGACTATGGCACCTATCCCGACCAGCAGCGGCCGCCAGGCAGTTGCTTCACCCTGCGCGACGTGCAGAAGACGCTGAGCAGGGCTGCGCCGGGTGCGGGCCTGGAAGGCTCCATCTACTCTGGCCTGGAAAAGCTCACCCAGACGCTGCTGGCGCAACGGTTGCGACGTGACGACGGCGCGGAGATGCACATCGAGCGGTGCTTGATCGACGCCAACTGGGGCCAGTCCACCGACGTCGTCTACCAGTTCTGCCGCCAGAGTGCCCACGCCACCGTCGTTATGCCCAGCCACGGCCGCTATGTGGGAGCCTCCAGCATCCCGTTCAGCGAGTACAAGCGCAAGCAAGGCGAGCGTGTCGGGCACCACTGGCGCATCCCCAACGTGCAGGGCCGTCGGCAGGTGCGCCACGCCCTGATTGACACCAACTACTGGAAGAGTTTCGTGTACGCCCGCTTCGCTGTGGCCATGGGCGACCCCGGCAGCCTGTCGCTGTTCGGGCGCAAGCCCGGCGAGCATCAGCTGCTGGCCGAGCATCTCACCGCCGAATATCGCGTGCACACCGAGGCGCGTGGCCGCGTCGTGGACGAGTGGAAGCTGCGTGCCAACGCGCCCGACAATCACTGGTTCGACTGCCTGGTCGGCTGTGCCGTCGCGGCCTCGATCCAAGGTGCGGTCCTGCCGGGCACGGACGCCAAGGTGGGACAAGCACGGGCACCGATGCGACTGTCCGCCCTGCAACGGAGCAAGCGGTAATGCCAGTCACCACCGATCGTCTCCAGCTTTCGGATCGACGCGGCTTGCAGTGCCCCAATTGCGGGTGCGGTCACTTCAAGGTGATCTACACGCGTGGAGCCTGGGGCAACCGCGTGCTGCGCCGGCGCGAATGCCGGCACTGCGGACGGCGCATCAGCACCTACGAGCAAAGGGTCGGCCAAGCCCCATGAGACGACGCTGCAGTTTCACGGTCTCTGGTCTCGAAGCAGCGACCTAAGTCGCATCGCGCCACTGTCACCATCCATGGGCATGAGTGGCGTCTGGTTCAATTTGTCTTCAACGTGACGCCACATATCGCGCCAGTCCATCGGCTTACCCGCCTCACAGATCTCCTCGATCTCGTACTCCATCAGGCGGGCCAGATCATTGATGGTTCCAAGGAGGCTGCGGCTATTGGTTGCGGCGATCCGCATGCCGCCCTGGTACTCCTTGAAGATTTGGTCTGCGATTAATTTGCTGAACCCCAGACGTTCGACTGCCTCGGCAATGCGCCACGTCAGGTTCATGTAGAGCGAGTGGTCGTCCTGCGCGTCGTGCAGCAAGATCGGAATCACATAACGAGTCCGGTCATTGAGGCAGAGTGCGATGTCAGCGTCGTCGTACGACAAGAGCCCGGCGTGCCAATCACCCAGAGTGTTACTCGGCTCTGGCACTGCTGGCGCAACCTGAACCTTCAGATGCTTGATCAGTCTCTGAGTGCAGCGCAGGGTCAACATGGGTCGCTCGCCTTCAGGATAAATCAACCGTCCCGACATTCTGCCGATCTGATCGACAACCCACCACTCCACCGTCACCGCGTGTCGTCAGGTTCTACCGGTGGAACATTCTGCAGGTTTTCTGCAGAGATTCCAGACAACTCAGTCATCTCGCGGGGTCGGTCATCCAGCCCGGCATAGGTAACCAAAGAGGGGACCGTGTGCCGGAGCACTTCCGTGGCCGAGGATCTTGACCAGACCATCCGCGACAACGCCGCCAGCCCCAAGCGGGCCAAGGGCGATAGCGCCGAGATGGAGCAGCACTCGCTGCCCGACCAGATCGCCGCGGACAAGTACCTCGAGTCCAAGAAGGCCAGTCGTGCCAAGGGGCTGGGCATCAAGCTCGCCCGCATCTCGCCGGGAGGGACCGTCTGATGTGGCCATTCCGCCCCCGCCCCCGGAGAACCACGAAGGCCCAACGGTCCCTCCCGGTGACGCTGCATGCTCGCTACGACGCGGCCCAGACCACCAGTGAGAACGCCCGGCACTGGGCCATGGCCGATGCGTTGTCGGCTGACAGCGCCGCCGCACCCGAGGTTCGCAAGCGCCTGCGTGAACGTGCCCGCTACGAGGTCGCCAACAACAGCTACGCCAAGGGCATCGTGCTCACGCTGGCCAACGACTGCATCGGCACCGGCCCGCGTCTGCAGTTGCTCACGCCCGACAGCGCCATCAGCAACCAGGTCGAGACCGCGTTCGCCCAGTGGGCCCGGGCGGTCAACCTGGCGGAAAAGCTCCGCACCATGCGGTTGGCCAAATGCACGGACGGTGAAGCCTTTGCGGTGCTGACCGACAACCCGCGGATCGATTCGCCGGTCATGCTCGACCTGAAGCTGATTGAGGCCGAGCGCGTGACCTCGCCGCTGCTTTCGGGCGTCAGCGTGGCGAGTGCCTACACCGACATCGACGGCATCGTGCTCGACCCGTTCGACAATCCCGAGACCTACTCGATCCTGCGTCAGCACCCCGGCGATTTGGGCAGCGCCACGGGCTGGCAGACGCAGGCGGACCTGGTGCCGGCCCATGCCGTGGTTCACTGGTACCGCTCCGATCGGCCCGGTCAGCATCGCGGCATTCCGGAGCTGACCCCGGCGCTGCCGCTGTTCGCGCAGTTGCGGCGCTACACGCTGGCAGTCATTGCGGCCGCTGAGACCGCCGCCGACTTCGCCGCCGTGCTGTTCACCGACTCGCCGGCCAACGGCGAAGCCCAGGCCCTGGAGCCGATGGACGTGGTCGAGCTCGAGAAGCGCATGGCCACGGTGCTGCCCGACGGCTGGCGCTTGGGCCAGATCGAAGCGCAGCAGCCCACGACCAGCTATGCCGAGTTCAAGCGTGAGATTCTCAACGAGATCGCCCGCTGCCTGAACCTGCCCTACAACATCGCCGCCTGCAATTCCTCGGGCTACAACTACGCCTCCGGTCGCCTCGACCATCAGACCTACTACAAGGCCATCCGCGTCGAGCAGGCGCACCTGGCCGAAGCCGTGCTCGACCGCATCTTCACCGCTTGGGTCAACGAGGCCATGCTCACCTCCGATCTGGCGGTGTTGCGCACCGTTGGCAGCGTGCCCCATCAATGGTTTTTTGACGGGACCGAGCACGTGGACCCAGCCAAGGAAGCCAGCGCCCAGGCCACCCGCCTCAGCAGCAACACCACCACCCTGGCCGCCGAGTACGCCCGGGCCGGTAAGGACTGGGAAGTCGAACTGCGTCAGCGGGCCCGGGAAGTGGCGCTCATGCGTGAGCTGGGCCTGTCCCTCACGCCGACGCCCCCGGCCCCCGGGGACGAGCAACAGACCGACGACGAAGAGGAGATCGAGGCTCATGCCATCACTGGACGTGTCCACACCTTCAAACGCGCCGCCTGAGTTCCTGACGTTCCGCTGCCCGCTGACCGTGCAAGCGGCGGACGCACCGGACGTAGCCGGCAAGCGCGATCACGCCACGCCGCGGTTCCGCATGGTGGCCTACACCGGCGGCGTGATGCGGATCGCCGGGTTCCCGCATCCGGTGGTGGTCGACCTGGAGGGCCTGGCCATCGACCGGCAGGACATCCCCGTCCGGCTCGATCACAACCCGCGCCAGGGTGTGGGCCACACGCAGCGGGTGGTGATCGAGCGATCGTCCGGCGTGGGCGGCGGACAGGTGATTGCCGAGGGTCTGATCAGTCGCGACACCTCATGGGCCCGTGATGTGGCCAAGAGCGGAGTGAATGGCTTCCCCTGGCAGGCCAGCATCGGGGCCGCGGTGGTGGACGCCGAGTTCATCCCCAACGGCCAGCAGGTGACGGTCAACGGCAAGACGTTCAACGGGCCCGTGCACGTGGTTCGCAGGGCCGTTCTCAAGGAAATCTCGTTCGTGGACAGCGGCGCTGACCCGGCCACCTCGGCCCAGATCGCCGCCCAAACCAGCACTCAGAAGGAGTCCGATTCCATGGCTGCGATCAATGACAGCACCGACCATGTGACCGACCGGGGCCAGAGCACCGACACGCACGACGGCAGCGATGCGGCTCAGGCCGGCGCTGCCACCACCGCCCCCGCCCCCGGCCCCGGAGGCGCGGATGTGCAGGCCGCGGCCCAGGACACCGACGCCAGCACCGTGGCCACCACGGCCACGATCCAGGCGGCCGCGACTGGTTCCGGGGCTTCCGGGGTTTCCGGGGCGAACGAACCCGTCCAGCAGATGCGTCGCCAGATGGCGGCCGAGATGCGCCGTGTCGAGGCCATCCGCAAGATCTGTGCGGGCAAGTTCCCGGCGGTCGAGGCCCAGGCCATCGAGGAAGGTTGGGACGAGAGCCGCACCGAGCTGCACATCCTGCGCGCCTCGCGGCCGCAGGTGACCAGTGCCCCGGGTGCGATGGGTGGTGGTCCCGGCCGGCTGCGCAACTGCACGCCGCAGGTGTTTGAAGCTGTCGCCCTGATGGCGTCGGGCCTGCCCAACTCGCGGATCGAGGCCATGTACGACGAGCCGATCCTCGAGGCCGCCGACAAGCTGCGCGGCGTGGGCATCCAGGAGTTCTGCGAGCTGGCCTGCGGGGCGCAGCTGCCGCGCTACCGCCGTGACGCCAGCGGCTGGCTCCAGGCTGCCTTCAGCACCACCAGCCTGCCGGGCATCCTCTCCAACATCGCCAACAAGATGCTGCTGGAGGGCTACAACTACGTCGAGGACACCTGGCGTCGCATTGCCAAGATCGCCAGCGTGAACGACTTCAAGGAGCACACCCGCTACCGCATGACCGGCAGCTTCCGGTTCGAGCAGGTGGGCCCGGACGGCGAGCTCAAGCACGGCAAGCTCGACGAGCAGAAGTTCGGGCAGAAGGCCGACACGCACGGCATCATGTTCGCCCTGACGCGCCAGATGATCATCAACGATGACATGGGCGCGTTCACGGACATCCCGCGCCAGATCGGCATGGGTGCCGGCGAGTCGATCGCCGATGCGGTCTGGGGCCTGTGGCTGAAGAACCCCGTCCAGGACGACGGCCATGCGTTCTTCTCGGTCAACCACAAGAACTACGTCGAGGGCGTGGATACCGCGCTCACCATCGACGGCGTCACCGCCGCCGAAGTCCTCTTCGGCGAGCAGGTCAAGCCCAACGGCCGGCCGCTGGGCATCCAGCCCACGCTGCTGCTGGTGCCCACGGCGCTGAAGGTGCCGGCCCAGTTGCTCATGACCAGCCCGCAGGTCAACGAGACCACCACGGCCAACAAGCCCAAGCCGGCCAGCAACCCGCACGTGGGCAAGTACGAGGTGGTCAGCTCGACCTACCTCTCCAACACCAGCTTCACCGGTGCCTCGAGCAAGGCCTGGTACCTGCTCACCGACCCGAACCGACTGCCCGCGATTGAGATCGCGTTCCTCAACGGCGTGGATCGTCCGACGGTCGAAAAGACGGACGCAGATTTCTCCACGCTGGGAGTGCAATTCCGCGGATTTATTGACGTCGGCGTCCGAGAACAGGACTTCCGCGGCGCGCTGAAGATGAAGGGCGAGGCGTAATCCAGCCCTCGTTTTCGGCTCGATCCGTTCTCCATCTCCAAGACTCACAAGGAGCATTCCTCCATGGCGACTCGATTCATTCATGACGGCAACAGCATCGACCACACCCCCGGAAGCAATGTCGCTGCAGGCGACGTGGTGGTGCAGGGCGACCTGGTGGGCGTGGCGAAGTTGGACATCGCCGCCGGCACGCTGGGGGCCCTGGCGGTGACCGGCGTGTTCGACTTCCCCAAGGCCACGGCCCCCGGAAGTGCCATCGCCGCGGGCGTCAACGTCTATTGGCACAGCGACGTCAAGCAGGCCAACACCACGGCCGCCGGCGGCAAGCTGATCGGCAAGACCGTTCGTGCCGCGGTGGATGCCGACACCACCGTTCGCGCCCGCCTGTCCCAGTAGCCGCCCCACCATCGCGGAGCCCCGATCGTGGCCGACCTGCTGGCACAAGGTTCTGCCTGGCTCGAGGACCAGCGACATCGCTACCTCACCACGACGGTGACCTACCGCCGCGGCGAACAGAGTGTCCAGGTGCAGGCCACGATCGGGCGCACCATCTTCCGGCTCGATTCACCCAGCGATGGATTTGGGGTCACGACCCGGTACGTCAGTCGTGACTACCTGATCCGTGCCGTGGACCTGGTGCTCAACGGCGAGCAGACGCTGCCAGAGCGCGGCGATCAGATCGTGGAATCGATTGGTGTCACGCACGAGGTGATGGGGCCTGGCGGCGGTGAGCCGGACTGGCGTTTCAGCGACGCGCAGCGATTGACGCTGCGGATTCACACCAAGGAGATCCCAGGGACATGAGCGAGGACGAACGCAAACGCTGGAGCGTGGCCCTGGTGGGTCTGCTGCTGACCTGGTCGGCGACGATCGTCGGCGCGGTGTGGGCGGCCTCGGCTGATCGCACCAGCCTGGTGCGGCAGGTCGACGCCACCGTGGCCCGGGTCGATGACCACGAGGCCCGGCTCCGCGCCATCGAGAAGCAGACGTCCGAGATCGCCGCCGACGTGCGGTGGATTCGCAACAACCTGCCCAGCCGGAGCAACCCGTGAGCGTCATCACTGACATCGCCGACGCCGTGGTGGCGGAACTGAATGTCGCCGCCCCCACGCTGATCCCCGGCGGCTTCGTGGCCGAGCGCCACTACCGCCCGGTGGTGGACCTGCGCGAGCTGGCGGACCTGAAGGTCACGGTCGTGCCGCGTGGAGTAACCATCACGCCAGCCAATCGGGCCGGCAACCAGCACGACGTGCAGATCGACGTGGCGGTGCAGCAGAAGGTCAACGACACGGATCAGGCAAGCCTGGATGCGTTGATGACCCTAGTCGAGCAGATCGGGCAGTTCTTCTCGCGCCGGCGGCTGAGCAATGTGCCCGCCGTGTGGACCAGGACCGAGAACAAGCCCATCTACTCGGCCGAGCATTTGGAGCAGTTCCGGACCTTCACGAGCGTCGTCACCTTCACGTTCAGGGTCTCGCGATGAACAACGTGATCCTTCGCAAGATCGTGGTGACCACGGCGTGGCAGCCGCTGTCGGCGAGCAAGCTGGTGGCCTCGGTGACCATCAGCACACCGCCGACCAATGCGGCCACCGTGCTGTTCCGCACCAAGGCGGAGCCGGCGCACGAGGTGCCGTGGGTGCCCGGCGAATGGCACGACTTTCAGCGGATCAACCTGGCGAACATCGAGGTCAAGGGCGCGGCGAACGATCTGGTCACGCTTACGGGTGGAACCTGGTGAACCATGGGCTACTACGCCCCCGGAAGCTCGAGCGGCGACGGCCACACCCATCCGAACAAGGGTGTGCTGGACCAATTGACCAGCGCCGGAAGCGGGCAGGTCATCACCGAAGTTGAGCGGCAGGCCATCGGGCGCTTCGCCGCAGGCGAGGCAGACACCTGGTCCAGCACGGTGCCGACCACCACGGATGAGGCGATCGCCCGCATCGCCCGGCTACTGAAGCAACACCTCGGAACGCAGATCCCCGAGTAACGAACGGAGTGAAAAGTCATGGCAGATCGCAAGGCGCTCATTGGCGAAGTTCTGGACGGCGTTGTTCTGCACGAGCAGGACCAGTGGACCCCCGGCAGTGACCGGCTGGCCGACCCCGAGGGCCGCGTACTCGCGCTGCTGACGGAAATCCCTGCGGAGGGCGGCTCCGGGGGTGGGGCCATTCCGGCCACCCGCACCATCCACGTCGATCCGGATCGCACCGACACCTACACCGCCGACGGTTCCATCAGCCTGCCGTACAAGACCGCCCAGGCGGGCCTCGATGCTCTCATGGCGCTGACCGCCGTCAGCAGCGAAGTCAACGGCGTGCTGCGGCTCGCGCCGTCTCGGGCCTACGTCACCGAGACCAGCCAACTGGTCATGACGCTGCCGACCGACGCCTCGGCCGCGCGTCGCCTGGCCATCGTGGGCGACTCGGTCAGCGCGTCCAACACCATCATCCTGCCACCGCTGCGCATCGACGCGCCCGGCAACGGCTCGGTGAACTTCATCGCCATGCGCGGCCTGTGCTTCGCCGGCGTCACCGGCGGCGCGGCCCAGGTGCTGCACGTGCAGGGCCACGCCAGCTTCACCGGCCAGATCCGAATGTACCTCAGCGACATGCAGTTCCACACGAACAGCAAGGCCACCGACGCCTTCTACGTGGACGCGGTGGGCGGCGGTTCGTTCGGCCTGTACGGTGTGGGCCACACCAACTTCGTCGTGCACTCGTCCGGGACCGGCCACGCCATCCGCATGGAGCGCGGGTGGATGAACCTCCGCGGTGCCAACGTCTGGGGCGGCTCGGCGGCGGCCATCAACCTCTCGGGCAGCGCGTCCATCACGCTGTGGAGTGGTGAGCTCACCGTCGCCGGCGGCACCGACACGAACCTGGTCACGCTGGCGGGTACGGCGGGTCTGCACCTGAACACGGTGTACGCCAACCCGCGCGGCAATGGTCACATCGTCACCCACAGCGGTACGGGCGTGATCAGCCTGCGTGACGTCAACACCGGGCAACTTCCGGGGGGCGGCACGGGTGGCATCGACGCCGCGGCGGGTGCGACGGTTCTCCTGGGCGTGGTGACCAAGGCCGACGGGTCGCCGGTGCCGGTCACCGTGGCGAGTTCGGCCCTGCTCGGGCGCGTCGTGCCTTCGGCCCAGGTGGGGTACGTGAACACAACCTCGGGACTCACCGCCGTCACCGCTCAGGCGGCCATCGACGAGTTGGCGGCCGACCTCAGCGCCCTGGCTGCCGACAGCGTCAGCTTTGACAACACGACTTCCGGCCTGACCGCTACGGATGTGCAGGCGGCGATTGATGAGCTCAAGGGCCAGATCGCGGCAATGCCGGCGTTCGAAGTGATCGCCGGCGCTGGCCTGACCGCCGACGGCTCGACCTGGAGCGTCGCGGTTGATGACACCACGATCGAGATCAACGGATCGGGCCTCGTGGCGCTCAAGCCGTACGTGGACGGCTCCAGCGACGGTGCTTCGGGCAGCGCCTGGGCGACCAGCGCCCCCGGCACCTTGAAGGACGCCATCGATCGCCTGGCCACGCAGGTGGCGGCGCACCTGGGCGGCTCGATCCCCGCGTAGCCCCCGGAAGTGAGCCATGGTCGAGATGAAGGTCAAGCTCAAGCCGCGTGAGGGCATCGACATCAAGCGCGTGAAGCGCCCAGTCGATCGCAGCACCTTCAAAAACCTCGGCCATGCGGGCGCTGCGATCCGACTGACCGCCAAGCGCAGCATCCGCAAGAGCAAGAAGCCCTCGACTCCCGGATCGGCACCGCACACGAGGCAGGGGCAACTCAAGCGTGCGGTCGTATACGCAGTGGAGAAGAGCAAGCAGAAGGTCGTCATCGGGCCCACGCACGAGTTGGTCGGGCCGTCGGCGATGGCCCACGAGTTCGGCGGACGATTCCGGGGCGAGCAGTACCCCAAGCGCCCGCTGATGGGACCGGCACTGGAGAAGAACCTCGACCGACTGCCCAGGTTCTGGGCCGGATCGGTGCGCTAAAGGAGTGAATCGTCATGGGCATCAAGCTCGGCTCGGAATGCAAGCTCTACCACGGTCCGGCGGGCACGACCGCCGACACCGTGATGGGCAACGTCAGGGACCTGACGCTCAACCTGGAAAAGGGCGAGGCGGACGTCACCACCCGCGCCAACCAAGGCTGGCGCGCCATTGTGGCCACGCTCAAGAGCGGCACGGTCGAGTTCGAGATGGTCTGGGATACGGATGACGCCGGCTTCACGGCCCTGAAGAACGCCTACTTCAACAACACGCCGATCGCCCTGGCCATCCTCGACGGCGAAGACGGAGAAGGGTTGGACGCGGATTTCAGCGTGACCAACTTCAGCCGCAGCGAGCCGCTGGAGGAGGCGGTGACGGTCAGCGTGACGGTCAAGCCCACGTACTCGACCCGCGCCCCGGCGTGGATTGAAGGAGGTACTCCCTGATGAAGACGTTCCATGACAACGCTGGCCGCACCTGGACCGTGGCCATCAACGTCAACGCCATCAAGCGGGTCAAGGGCCTTACGGGCGTCAACCTGCTGGACGTGGTGAATGGCGACAGTGCCGACACAGCTTCCGGGGGCGGGCGCGATGGCGGTTTGCTCGGGCGCTTGAGCAGCGACCCCATCCTGCTCTGCGACATCCTGTACGCGGCGTGCAAGCCGGAAGCGGACACCCGCAACGTGAGTGATGAGGATTTCGGCAGGTCGATGGCCGGCGACGCGATCGACGCGGGCACCACGGCGCTGCTGGAGGAGTTGGTGGATTTTTTCCCCCAGGCGAAGCGCCGCGTGCTCGACAAGGCGCTTCGCAAACTGCGGTCGCTGGAGGCCCGGGTGATCGACCTGGCGGAGCGCCGCCTGGACAGCCCGCAGATCGATCGGGCGATGGAACAAGCCATGGCCGACCTCGACCCCCCGGAAGCAGGGGCAGAACTTCCAGGATCGACGCCGCCCGATTCATCGCCGAGCTCGCCGGGATCGCCGCGGTTGACCCTGGTCCGCTGACGCTGCGGGAATTGGTCTGGATGGCCGAAGCCCGCCAGCGCGAAGCGTGGGGCCGGACCTCGTCGCTGCTGGCCATGATCGCCAACGTCGCCCGGGCCCTGGGCGGCAAGTCCAGTTCCAGTTCCACGAAGACCTTTAAGCCACCCAGCACACCGATCTGACCGACGCCGGCAGCGCCGAGGGCGAAGCCCTCATCCTGGCCGAGCTGACCAAGGCCGTGGAGGCGACCAAGCCGATCGTGGCGAACCGTCCCGCCCCCGGCAGCCTGATCGCCACCGTCAGTGTCGGCGAGCACGACCAGGCCATCGATGTGCACGACTGGATCGGCTACGCCGACCTGCAGGTGCAGCTCTTCGCCGCCTGGCAGCGCATCGCCCGCCACGCCGCGGTGGCCAACGCCATCGGCGACAAGGCGACCGTCGCCCCGCACGCGCAGAAGGTGGCCGAGTTCTTTCGCCGTTGAGCGGCTGGTGCGGATCGCGTTCGTGCTGCTGGCCATCCTCGGGACCGGGTTCTGCTGGTGGCTAGTGCACGAACTGATCCGACTGTTCTGACAACCCAACTCGCTCCGGTCGAGGGAAACCTCGGCCGGAGCATTCCCCCTCCCCGGAAGCCACGAGTACCTCCCCATGCCCCTCAACCGCCGCGCCACCATTCAATGGAACGCCAGTCGCGACTGCGGCTGCCTGCGCATCGGTGCCGGCGATTACGACCACACGCTCCATCTACCGTTCGACCGGTCCTGCACCGTGTTCCGCCGCGAGGGAGACGTGGCCGAGATCGCCGGCTACCACCTGCCGCACGACAGATCCAGCCGGGCGGGGATCGAGCCGGCGGACTGGTGGGCCATGGCGCTGTGCCTGGCGGCCGAGGGTTTTGAGTACGCCGTGTTCGAGCGATTCGACCCGCGTGGGCAACTCCGCCACGAGACGCGGGTGCCGCTGGCCCGGTTCCGACGCTACCTCCGGGGGCAGGAGATCTGATCGATGGTTTCCGCACGCGGCATCAAGGCAGGCGCGGCTTACGTCGAACTGTTGGTCTCGGACAACCGGCTTGTGCGCGGGCTGAAGGCGGCGCAGGCCAAGCTGAAAGGTTTCGGCGAGGGCGTGGTCGGTATCGGCCGCAAGCTCACCGCCGCCAGTGCCGCCGTGGCTGCGCCCTTGCTGGCCACCTCGAAAGTCTTCATCGGCATGGGCGATGCCATGGCCAAGGCCAGCGATCGCACCGGCATCGCCGTGGAGACCCTGTCGGAGCTGACCTTCGCCGCCGAGATGAGCGGGGCCAACATCGAGTCGTTCGAGAACGGGGTCAGGCGCATGCAGCGCACGGTGGTCGAAGCGGCCAACGGCACGCAGACGGCGGTGGACGCGCTCTCCACGCTGGGGCTCACGGTCAACGAACTCCAGGGGCTGACCCCGGATCAGATGTTCAAGGTGATCGCCGACCGGCTGTCGCAGATCCCTGATCCTGCCCAGCGCGCGGCAACCGCCATGGAGATCTTCGGCCGCGGCGGTGCGGAGTTGCTTCCTTTAATGAAGGACGGGGCCAAAGGGATCGAGGCCCTGCAGGACCAGGCCCGGGCCCTGGGGCTGACGCTCAGCACGCAGGCGGCGCGGGATGCCGAGCGCTTCGGCGACACGTTGGACGTCATGTGGAAGGTGATCAAGCGTGCCGCCTTCGCGGTGGGCCAGGCGCTGGCACCGACCCTGACGCGCCTGGCCGAGACCATCACGCGGGTGGTGGTCCAGGCCGTGCAGTGGATCGATCGCAACCGCAACCTCATCGTGAGCGTGACCAAACTGGCCGTCGCCGGCTTGGCCACGGGCGTAGCCCTGGTGGCCATCGGCTACGCGATCCAGGGCCTGGCTGCCGCGTTCGGCGGTGTGGCCGCCGTGATCACGGGGGCGGGTGCCGCCCTTGGCTTTCTGGGCACGGCGCTGGCGGCGCTGCTGTCGCCGGTGGGCTTGGTCATTGCCGGAGCCGTGGCGCTGGGCGCGTACATCGCGCACTCGACCGGCGTCGCAGGGCAGGCCCTGGCTTGGCTGACGGAACAATTCCAGTCGCTGAAGGACAGGGCGCTGGTGGCGTACCAGGGCATCGCGGATGCACTCGCGGCTGGCGACATCGCCCTGGCGGCGCGCGTGCTGTGGCTCGCCTTGAAGGTCGAGTGGCAGCGCGGCATCCACTACATCCAGGGCCTGTGGCTGGGGTTCAAGGATTTTTTCCTCAACATCGCCACGGACGCGTTCTACGGGGCGGTGAAGGCGCTGGCCGCCGCATGGCATGGTCTGCGCGTGGTGTGGGTGCAGACCCTAAGCTTCCTGGCCAAGGGTTGGACCCAGTTCACGGCTGGGCTTCAGTCCACCTTCCGGGCGGCGCAGCTCAAGGTCGAGGAAGGCCTGCACCGCCTGCGCGGGTACTTCGATGAGTCCTACGACGTGAACATGGCGGTCAATATCGCCCGCACGAATGAGCAGGCGGACCAGGGCAACATCGAGCAGCAGCGCAAGTCGTCACTCGACCAGAGCGAGCAGCAGCGCCAGCAGGACCTGGGCCAGATCGGCAGCGAGTACGAAGCTCAGAAGCAGGCGCTGGACCAGGCCGCCCAAGCGGCGCAGGACCAGCGTCGTCAGCAGTATCAGCAGCAGATCGACGAGTCGATGTCGGCACTCGAGGCGGCACGGATGGAGTACCGCAGCGCCCTGGACGAGGCAGCGCAGAAACGCCGTGACGCGGAATCCGCCGCGCCCACGGCAGCATCCGGTGGCTTCGACGACCTGCTGAATCGCCTCGCCGGCCTGGGCGACACCTTGGAGGCCGTGGGCGATCGCACCGAGGTGCGCGGCACGTTCAACGCGGCCGCCATTCAAAGCCTCATGGGCACGCGCACGCAGGACCGCATCGCCGCCGCCACCGAGCAGACCGCCAATCACACCAAGCGCCTGGCAGACGCCGCACGATCCGGTGGTCTCGCCTTCGAATGATGGAGCACTGAAAAATGCCCGCCACGATCCAGGACCGGTTCGGCTGGTCGCTCTCGGACAAGGGTGCCGAGCGGCTCTACACCGTCTTCGACACCGACAGTCCCGTCGAAGCACGCCAGGTGGTCGAGGACGAAAGCCCGTCCTCCATCGACATCGGACCCCTGAAGCTCTACCGCAGTTCCTGCGAAGTCGAGGAAACCTCCAACGGCCTGTGGCACTGCCGCGCCATCTACGCGCCCCGCGAGCGCAGCGGCGCGGTCGAGGAGGCGACCTCCTTCAGCTTCGAGACCCGCGGCGGCACCCAGCACATCACGCAGTCGCTGCAGACCGTGGCCACCTACCCCGCGGCCAGCGCCAGCTTCGCGCCACCGAACTTCGGCGGGGCCATCAACGTGGACGAGAACGGGCCGCAGGGCGTGGACATCAACGTCCCGGTCTTCTCGTTCAACATCGTGGACATCCGCCAGACAGTGGACCAGACCTACATCGGCAACCTGTACGGGCTGACGGCCACGGTGAACAGCGCGCCGGTGACTTTCGCCACGGACGATGACGCCAGTATCACGCTTGCCGCCGGCGAAGGGCTGTATCTCGGAGCCGCCGGCACCAAGCGCAGTGGCCAACCCTGGGAGATCACGCACGCATTCGCCGCGTCGCCCAACGTGACCGGCCTGTCGATCGGCACCATCGAAGACATCGCCAAAGCCGGGTGGGAGTACCTGTGGGCGTACTACGCCAAGGCTGAGGACGCCGTGGCCAAACGGCTCATCGTGCGGCCGATCGCGGTCTACGTCGAGCGCGTCTACCGCTACGGCAACTGGACCCTGCTGGACCTCTGACCCCCCGGAAGCTCCCATGACCTTCCGCCGTGTCCAACCCGGTGATCGCCTGGCCTTCCGCGCGGCCGAGTGGAATGCCGTGCGCGAGATGGCACAGGCGTATCAGCAGGAACGGCTCAACGCCCAAGGCTCGCGGGTCAGGGTCGATGACCACTTCGTCTACGGCCGCAACGACAGCGGTGCTGACCTAGCCCGTTGGTCCGTCGCCGGCATTGGCAGCCTGGTCTTCCTGCCCGCCGACCAGGGCAACACGTTCGGATCGCCGATCGTGTTCACGCTGCAGACACCCACCCTCGCCCATGCCAGCCGGTTCGCCATCGCGGTGGAGCCCATCGCCGCAGGTGCGATTGGCCGCCTGGCCATCGCCGGCATCACCGTCGCCACGGTCAACAACACGGCCCAACTCCCATCGCCGACCCACGCCGCCCTGGCCAACGATGGCAACGGCGTGATCAAGCTGGAGGCGGCGACGTCAGGCCCAGTTGAACTGCTGTGGCATGACGCCGTGGGGCTCTCGAATTTGGCCGTGATTCGCTTCGGCGGTTCCGGGGGAGGCGGCACCGCGCTGGCGACGTTCCGCATTTCCAGCGCGACCCGCCAGGGCCTCAACTGGCGCTGGGTCTACACCGGCATCATGCAGGCCAAGGCCACCCCAGGCTACGGCGGCTGGGCCGATCTGGATGCCACCACCCACACGCTGTTCAACGAGGCTGAGAACAGCAACGGCACCAGCGGCACCTACGGCAACGGCGTCAATCAGAGCGACCTCAACGCCGCCAATCAGCCGGTGGGGACCCAGCAGCCCGGCACCTACGCCATCCGCCAGATCCCCGTCGGCACCCTCGTGAGCTGTAAAGAGGTGCCCGTCGGCGCGATCAACGAGTGGTGGATCGTCGGCATGCCCAACGGAGTCACCGGACGATGCCCCGCCTGAACCCTCGGAAGACTAATCGCGGCCGCACCCGGGGGTGGGCGTACCGCCTGCACCACGAGGGCGGGTTCTTCTTCCGCTGCTGCGAGTGCCGCCGCTTCTACCGTCTGCGACTGCTCTGCAATGGCCAGCTGTCGGACTATTACGTCCTGACCGGCGACGTCAGCCCCACGGCCACGCTCTACTACAACGGCTGGTGCTACACGGTCGGGCCGATCTCACCGCTGGACGCCCAGTCCATCGTCCTGGCCAAGAACCAGTTCTCTACCACCACCCAGTGCTGCGGCTCCACCCACCCGGGCAAGCCGCCGGCGTCCATCACCGTCACGTTCGCTGGCGTCACCAAGATGACCGGCTGCACCGAGTTGCCCGACTGGCCCGTCGTCGGCGGCTTCCCGGCCTCGGCGCTGCCCACCGGAGCGTTCACCAGCATCAACCTCAACCAGTCGTTCACGCTGACGCCCGTGCCGCTGCACCCCTGCACGCGGTTCGAGTTCCAGCAGGAAGCCTACGGCATCATTTACCTGGATGAGCCGGGTTGCCCAAACCAGCCGCCTGTGACCTGTGAAATCCCCGCGCGGCGGTACGTAACCGACATGGCCATCTACGTCCGACCGATCACCACCGGCGGATACACCATCGTGGCCTCGTTCGGGAACGACTCGACCTGGACGCCACCGGACGGGTGCTTCTACCCGGTGGGCAACCCCACGAACTTCGTGTTCTTCCGCGGGTACTTCCCGGGCTTCTCCTGCACCCAGAACGCGCCGACCGTCGTGACCAACGAGATCACCTACCACGAGGGCCTGCTCACCTTCGGCGAGTATGCCGCCTACGGCTACGGCGGCACGGCCACCATCACCGTCAACCCGGCCCCCTTATGAAGCAGTTCCTGACCAACCAGCAGCTCGCCAAGGTGCCGCCATCGTCGAAACTGTGGCAGGCGCTGGTGGAGCGGACGGCCGACGGGGCGTGGTTCGAGACCACGCACCCGGTGTTCGCGCCTGCCGAGCGCCAGCAGGGCCCTCGCGGATTGGGCGACACGATCGCTAGGGTCACGGCCATCCTGCGGCTCGACCGGCTAGCTCATGCTGCGGCGCGGCTGCTGGGGCGGGAATCCTGCGGGTGCGAGCGGCGACGCGAGTGGCTGAATCGAATGGTGCCGTATCATTCTGCCCACGTGGATCGTGACGAATCCGCTTCACCGCGGTAA